TAACTTGGCTTGCTTGTATGCCTGTTCAATAGTCAGTGGTGTCCTTGAGGTATCGAGAACCTTCTTTACGTCGTCCCTGTATGTGTCGAAGTCCTTATACTTCTTCTCCACTTCTCCTAACTCAATATACGCAACGATGTCACGTATAGTTGCGTCCTGCCTGCGCAGAGTTTCCTCATACTTAGGCACAACCTCTGATAACAACGCTTCCTTAGCACGATCGGCAGCCAGTTCGAGGATTTGTTTCGAGGAAAGCTTCTCGATGTCCTTATCGGACAAACTCATAGCCTTCTCCACCTTCTTCTCAATCTGCTTACCTTTCTTTGACTCAAGAAAGTCAATGTAATCAGGGTCTAACAGGGATAACTTCGCTTCGTCCAACTTGCTTTCCAGTTCCTTTTTATCATTAGCAAGTTTCTCATACTCCTCTTTCGGGACAAATTTTTCTGTGTCTGTTGCACCCGTCTCGCTGGGTTTCTTCTCTAACTCGCTCATTGCTCCTCCTTTTTGGTTCGTACTTCTTTCATATAATGCTTATACGCCCGGAACAAACCTGCTCGCGTATGTCCTAAATCCTTGATGCCCCAGGCACCTGTGAATTCAAACTTCGGTTCTTCGTTGCTGTCGAAGCTCACTACCAAACTTTTCTCGCTCATTTTACCTTCCTTTCGCTATCTCAAAACCTGCCCCGCGTGAGCGTGGCTTCATAAACGCACGTGGCATCACTCCCCTTTTTTCGCACTCGTGAAAGAGGTGTGCCTTTGATTCTATGTAAATGGGCTTTGTGTCGATGTGCTCCCAATAGCCGCGAACCCACTCATCCGTTTTCACATACGGCGCGTCCACAGAGTTGCCTTCCTTAGCACACTCCGGACAGTGGTCACCACGTACAAACCCATGCTTAGGGCATGTGATAGCAATCACTCTCCTGTTACTGCCTATCGAGTTACGCTTGCGTGGTGAAACGGATAACAAGTTCTGCACATTACTCATTGCCCCATCCTTTGTCCCATCATCCTCGCCGCCTCTTGAGGAGGTACAGCCTGTCCAGGGTTCATCCCCACACCTTCCTGCATCTGCGGAGGCTGCCCTGTTTGTGCTACCAGTTTGTCCACATCAATCCCATCAAATTGTGAGAAGTAGTAACGGACGAGCTCGGGTGGTACAGGTTTCCCCGTCTTTGCCGTGACAGCTTCTGCCTGTGCCCACGCTTGGAACATCTCCGTTGCTTCCCCTCTTTTCGTCCTCTGGTCAACGGGGAGGGCATTCGTGGGGTCAACCTTGAATGTGTACTCTGCCTTGATATCAGCGGGGGAGAAACGTATCCAGTAACGAGCACCATCAGGACCGACTATCGAACGTACGATAGGGTCCTTCCAGTATGTGAATATCATCTGATTGTAACGACGTATCACGTTCTGCAAAAGGTCTGCTACCATATCACGCCTCTCATCAACACGTATCTGATTAGCCCAGTTCACCACCTCGGTTTCCTTGGCTGAGATGTGTGTCTTGCCTTGGTACTCACCCGTTGAAGAACGGGAGAAACCTACCGTTTCGCGTATATCTCCACGTATAGTCTCCCCCATTCTCTCAAGGTCGGCAAGAATGGCACTGGCGCCTGGTTGCAACTGCATGATAGCTTGGGTAATTGGCTCTTCACTATTCACTTCTATACCCGCCTGCACATCTTCACTGAGCAGTTTGTTGAGTTGCTCAGGGCTGATAGCACTCCTGCGGTACAAGAACTTGAGTATGTCAATACGTCTATGCTTCATAGCCTGTGTACGTATCTCGTTGAGTTCGAGAAGTTGAGGCTCAATTATACGTGCATCAGGTATGCCGTAAATGAAATCGGGGTCAGGGTTGAAGGCAAGAGTCTCAACAGGTATGCCATCTACCTGCATCAAGTCCTCTTCCTTACGAAGGAACTCATCGTGGTCCATTGTGAAGCACACAATTTCTTTTGTCTTTGCGTCACGTAGTTGCCACAACTCCACCCACTCATGATCCTTGAACTCCCCGTCTGCCCACTCGTCGCGTATCCCGCCTTCCGGTTGTGTACGACGTTGTGTGTATGAACCTTTCAAATCGGATGTGTTCTTGTACTTCGGGTCAGCCTTGATGTCGGAAAGAGGACGAAACACTCTCATCGCCACCCATTCCGCATTTACCGCTGACTCACATCCCCAAGGGTACACTACATCTTCCGGTCGTGCCCGTAGAAACCAAGGCATCCCAGGGCTGACGAGGTTATTGTATTCTATGCGATTTCCCTGCTTGTTGAACTGGGTAAGGGAAGCCTGCCCCTCACCGCCGATAGTCTTAGGCACAGAGAAACCGTATTCCGAGTCATACCCCACGAATGCACTGGCAAGCCCGCAGAGGAATGAGTCGTTTATCATTTTCTTAACTTGGTACTTCACACCTGTTTCACGCAGCATCCACTTATCAAGGTCTTGTACGAGACGCGCGTGTAACTGGTACTCGAGACCCGGCTTGGTAGGTGTCACAACCACGGACGGGTCACGGAAATAGATTTGTGGTACAATGGAGCGTAGGATAGAAAAGACCAGGTTAACAGGTAGTGTTCCGTCCGGATACTCGTGTCGGTAGTAAGCCTTGTACTGCTGCCAGAGGTTACTCTTGGCGTACTTGCGTTGAAAGCGTAATCCGTTCAGGACCATGGATTTGTAATGACCAAGACTTCTTTCTTCCTTACCCGTGAAAATATATGTACCACCACCCACCGCGTTATCTATTGGCATAATATTCTCCTTTATTTGTATCAAAACCTATTATGCCTCGTTCTAATAATGGTTTTATCAAATGTACAATAGAATGTATTTTACCGTGCTTTTGGCTAGTACATAAATATAGGTTTTCTATACGATTATCCAACTTGTCCCCGTTAATATGATGTACGTACTCACCTTTAACCAGCGGTCTACCTATATAATTTTGCATAACTATAGCATGCTCAAAATCCCAGTTTTGGCTCATTCGACCATGTTCTGCTACTTTTACAATTCTATAACCATTACGTATTTTAGTGGTTCCAATAGGCATATATCTAGGACTACGTTGTCCCTTCTTAAATTCTGTTTTCGTGGATAAGTGGACACCTTTACGCCACAACTGTAATTTACGATAATCCTCTCTTTTCCAATTACTTTTAGATAACTCACCATGTTTCAATCTATTAACTGGATTAGTAAAGTATTCGTGACTAGTTGTGTTAGGCATATTACTTCCCCTTTTTCTTTGTCTTGATTAGAGCTTTTATACGGGCAGCGTTAGCTTTGCAAGCCATGTGTCCTCCTTATAATTCTGTGAAGTGTACTGAGTAATTGAAAGCTGTCCCGGTACATGTAACAACGATACCACCTGCACACACAACTGGTGTGCAAGGACCATCATGACCCATACCACCCGAAGTTTCGGTCAGCATAGCAAATGCTGGTGTACCTGTAGTAGCACCGATGTGTGCCACAATCGCCCCTACTGTAGCCGTAGCCCCAGCAAGATAGGTTATCCCGTGAAGTAACGCGTCTTTTGTAGTGACCACCAGAGTACTCGCGGTTGTGTACGCTGTTGGAACTGCTGCATCGAACTTAGCCATACCCCCTCCTATAATTGTGCTAATAAATGTTGTTGATCAAGGACTACTTTGTAAAATGGGTCACTTTCTGTAAGCTTCCCTGTAGCTATTTTGTACCTACCCTCGCTGATAAACTTGTACACCCTGTTCCAGTATGACACTCCCCGATGGGTAACAGGTATACTCTTGTGAACATAAGGTTGCACACCGTGGTCTAAGCACTTCTGGCAAAAGTAGTTATCCGTTGGTACTCCCTCATCGTACACGAACCAGGGTTCGGGTAGTTTCTTGAACAGCGAAACCTTCCAAAGAACAAATGGAAATGCTGTCAGGTCGACTGGTACTATACCCTCATCACCAGGTGCTTCAAGAAGTTTGTAAGGACCGTTTTCTTTGGCTATATCCACAAGCGATACATTCTTGTCCTCAGCTCTCTTTACTAAAGCACACATGTGATAAGGCCACGAGTTTGCATACATCAATGCTGATATGAACTCTTTGTCCGCATCCAGCATCATACGAACGGCATTATCAGGGATGTCCCATACATCGTCGTCTATGTGAAGGATGTAATCACAACCATTCTCGATAGCCATACGTACAGCTCTGGTTTGTGCTAACTGTACGGGTACTCTATGCTGTGGAAAGAACACTATGTCATTGCCGGGTATTGCGAGTACCTGCTGCCATAACTTCATGAAACTTGTGAACCACTCGTAACGTATCTCTAGTGTAGGACAGGAGAGGAGTATTTTCATTTAGCTCCGAATTTGAGGACATGTTGCTTAGCCCTGCGTCCTGTTTGTTTGTACCACTTACTATCCTTCATCTCTGATGCCGCTCTCTGGTAATCACCCGCAAGAATGGCTTCTCTCATCTTTACAAACTCTGATAGCTTGGTAGCTCCGAGGTTGTAAGCCATGTCGACGAGTATAGCCTGCCTTTCTGGGTCAAGCTTGAGAATGTTATCAGCACCGAGGTAACTTACAGCGTCTTTAGCCGCTTGTGTGTAGCGTTGCATGAATATGGGTTGTGCTTCCTCTTCCGTCAGAGCCCTCTTACCGGATATGACATCAACAGGGATATGTTTACGCATCTCGGGATCGTTTAAGTTAAATCCCCAACCAACAGTAGGATTACCTGTGGTATCGGTGTAAACTTGTCCGGGTCTGCCGGGTCTGCCGAACCCCTCATACTCTTTAGTCATCGGCATGCCGTAATCGTAGTATTTCTTGTCAGTTCCGTTCATATTCAGGCTTCCATAATTTACGTTGCAAATCAAAAGGCAAACCAGTAATACCGCTCGCATTTTTCTTCAACTCCTTTTCTATTTCTGCCACTGAAAAAGGGTCTTTGTACGCAACGACTGGGGCAGATGGTGGGAGTTTCGCCACTTTCACCAAATACCCCATACAATCTAGTATATCAACGGTCTTGGAGTGTGGGTAGAACTCCAATTCCTCAAGAAGCGTCTGCATAACAGACAAAACGTGTAACCCGCCGTTCGCTACGATAGGTTGAAGGCTGCGGATACGCAGGTTTTTCGCGTCTTTCCTTCCATCGTAGGGTAATCTCTCCTGGATGAACCATTCCCCCGTCCTTTCCATCTCTTGACGGGAGAAATGTCGTATCGCACGCTGATATTGCACCTCTTCCACGTATATTGTGGACTTAAACAGCCTTGAATGAGCCTTGTACGTCTCAATTACCTCTGTCGGGTTCATCCGGCGCGCATCGAGGCGTGAAATCCAGATATGATGCTTGTCATCCACTGCCCCAGTCAACACGACGTTACGTGCTGTACCCTTGGAATCCCCCCAACCGGCTAAATCTACTATGGTAACGTACTCTAAGCCTTGCGGGTACTCCTGAAAAGAGGTGTGAATGACCACATCCTCCTTCTTAAACACGATATCTTCCGTGGCTCTCGGCCTGTTTAGGTACTGAGTATTCTTGGTTGCATATCCGTACGCAACATAATTGCCAGAAGTTGTTCCTATTGCATACACGGATTGTTTTCCCACATTTTCGATAGCCACAACTTTGTCTTCGTGTTTTATTGGATTATGTGGGTTATCCCAAATAGTCTTTAGTATCCTATGCGTCTTTGCGGGTTTACCAAATCTAATAATATCTGCCTTAACTTCTCTTCCACCAGCAAGAACAAACGATTCTCCCAATCCTCTACGTACTGTCCAATTTCTCAATACATGTGTATCATTTGGGTTAACCTTGCATATCTTGTATGTGATGTGTAATCTATCTAACACATTACCAATGGCAGTATAAACATCTGGATTGGCTTCTTTTGATTGCCCTATAGCTATACAACCATGATTGCAAGCACCTTCACCATCAATAAGCCCAGCTAAATATCTATAATCCAATATATCCTCTGCTGTAGGAACACGTAAACAATCATAAACTTGGTGCAAAGCTCTTCCAACTTTAGCTGGGAGATATTGAGAACGGTTTTCACCATACCTACCTATAAACCAAGGATGGTCTTCTGTACAAAGAACAGTGTTTCCTGATGCTAACGTAACCTTGACTACTTTCTTTGTTGTAGTCTCTACTAAATTTACCGTACTTTTAACTAATTTTGCTCTTTGCCCTTTTCCCTGCACAAAACCAACTACTTCATCTCCAAGTTTGATATCTTTAATTGGTTTACATTCCCAGTTAGATAATAATATGGGGGCTTCTGCTGGAAAACACTCAAAGATGCGCATCCCTTGTGCGTGACAAATGGTCTCGAGGGTCTCTTTGTCGTATCTTTCCGGCCAGATGCACTGCTCATCACTCATGATAGGCCATTCCGCGCCCCTCGTCGCCGCTAACTCCATGCATGCGTACTGTTTCTCGAACTTCCGGATGTAATTTATCATATCTTGAGGAGCCCACCGGGTCCCAGTGTTATCAATACACCCCGTTTTAGGATTGGCGAGAAGGGAATATGATAGTTTATGCCATCCTATAGCATTGTCTATGTCTTCCTGGGAGGGCATGAGCTCCTGTCCAGTGAAATCATCCTTGCGCGCATACACCAAATCGTCCTCGATGATGTGGTCGAAGTGTTGGGAGATTACTGAACCTCCTACACCTACAGCGGTGTACGTACCTTCCGTGGCGTTTATCGTACGCACAACCTCTGCTACGTGGTCACTCCATCTCGTCTTGTTGAAATCCGGGATGAGTTCCGGGAATGCCGCCTGCAACCTCTCGTTATGCATCCACTCCTGCTTTATCTTAAACACCATCTTAGCAGCGTTGTCGATGACGTTTGATGCGATAAGAATACGAACGTTTGCACCTTTGTACGGATAGATGTCTTGGTAAAGTCCGTCCTCATCTGGCAAGGTCAACCATATCGCCTTGCCTACAGTCAACACCCACGTCTTGAACCAAGAACGGGGCACGGTTGCTTGGCGAAATCTTCCGTACTTCTTATCAGTTGTGAAAGAACAGAGATGCCCGTGAACATGGGGCACCATATCCTTGTAGCCTAGTACCTCTTTGCAGAGATAGTACAGTGAACGCTGGCACAGTTTCCTGTCCAGCTTTGCCTGCTCTGTGGATATCGTCTCATTAGGCAACTGTCGCTTCCTCTGCTATCGGTGCAGCATCATAAGCAGTGACTGGGGCAGCCACAGGATCGGAGGGCTCTTCGTCTCTTTTAATTAGGAATCCGCTTCCTTGCGTAGACAGCTTCTCCTCTATTGCCTGTACTTCCTTAATCACCGTTAACGATGATTGTATCTCCTCGGGTGTGTACTGCCTTGTCCGTGTCTCCACGACCTCAACAGGTTTCATACCGCACTGGTAAAGTACCTCCTTTGCGGCATCAAACTTCAGCCTCTCTTCAGGCTTCCCACTCTTCATGATATATATAATCTTATTTACCGCTACTTCCAAGCGGTTCTCGAACATCTGCCGTGCTTTCTCTACCGCCGTCCCTACGAGCTTCTCCTCATGCGCTTTGAACTTCTTCGTCCGCATGATATCGTACACTTTCTTTATGTTTATCCCCGTCTTTGTCGCGATATCCCTTGGGGGCAGCCCTGACATATTCAACTTGAATACGTGCTGGTGTATCTCCGTCCATCCCCTTGCCTCTCTACCCAAGCGTGCCCTCCTTACGTGGTGTGTGTGGTATGCGTGTTGTGCGCCGTGTGTGTATAACCTGTGCGTATCTTTCTAAGCCGAATTATACCATATGTTTACGTGTTTGTCAAGGGTATCTGGGAAGATAGTTGTATCTCGTTGTGGCACAAGCACTTGTACATCTCAAAGTTGAAAATGGGGCACGCAAATTTGTGTGTCCTGCTAAAATTACCCCCACCCCGGCAGGGGGGAAATGACTTATACACAGGTTATTCACACCTTGTCAACAGGTTATTCAAGTGTTAATAAGCTGTGTATAACTCCACACCGTCGGGCCAACCCGGTTTAGCAGCATGCGGGCGCGCGTATGATTGGCCAGGCGCGTGATCTCCGGGCGCATCCGGGTGCATCCTTGACCGGGTTGATTCAAAATTGCGGAGGATACGCGGTTGATTCTTTTTATTATTACCACTTACCCGTTCATTCCATCTTTAGCAGTTTTAAGCGCAAGGCTGGAGGAATTACCGGGAATACTGGGGCATACGTTGCGCGGGCGCGGTGCGGGGATCCCGGAACGTGGCGGCCCGGGTCAGTGCTTAGTTTGGAGAATTAGCAAGGGCCTGGCCAGGGGTATGATTTCATGTCTATTATATAGGTATAATAAAATGTAATAAAATAAGTAAAATAATACTTGACAAGAATAGAATATATGTTATACTTAAAGCGTAAAGAGAATAAGAGAAGTTAACCACTAACAAAGGAGGTAAAAGTGAGGAATTTAACGGGGCAACAAAAGAAGTTATTGAAGGAATGGTTTAAGCAGAATTATGATGGCGGTTGCAAGTTTAATTTAGCGGATAAGATTGATTATGATACCTATAACACAATAGAGGAATTAAACCCAACAGAAGTGCTTTACCAGAATATTAACCATTATTTAGAAGAATTGGTTGGTTAACCGCCTAAACAGGCAGAAAGGGGTAGAGAAAATGAAGTATAAAACAACAGCAAAAGCAATAAAAGAGGGTTACTATAAGATAATAAGCGTGGGTTATTGTGATTTGCAAGATTTATTAAGTTATAAAAGCCCGACAGCTTACAGCTCAGGTTACTATGGCTGGAATTTTGATGTTTACGATATTGACGGCGTGGCAATCGTTACAGGTTACCGAGGTATGCCTTCAAAAAATTCAAAAGCAAGTTATACCTTAGTTAAAGAGTATGAAGATAAATCACGGGGTAAAACTGCGGAAGAAAAAGACGCATTAATTAAAGAATTTATAACTAAAGCAACCGCCTAACAAGGCAGAAAGGATTAAAATGGGTGCTT